AGTTACTTAGCAAATTTGGAGTACGCATCGAAGATAAAACGACGTTTATATTCTCCCGTGAAAAGTTTAAAGAAAAGGTGGATGACCTTGAAGTCCTTAATGTCGAAGGAAGACCTAATGAAGGGGATTTAATTTATTTCCCTGTAACAAAACATTTATTTGAAATACAATTTGTAGAAGTAGAAAGACCCTTTTACCAACTTGGTAAAGGATATGTTTGGGAATGTCAATGCGAACTCTTTGAGTACAGCGATGAGGAGATTGATACAGGTATTGCTGAACTGGATGCTATCGAGACTGCCTTTGCTAATGCAATTACAGTCGGTCTCGTAGCAGGTGGTACAGGAGACTTTACTGCTGGTGAGACAGTTACTGGAGGTAGTTCTAATGTAACTGCTGAAGTTAAGTCTTGGGATAGTTCCACAAGAACACTTATTGTTCTTAATCGTTCTGGTACTTTTACTATACCAGAAACTATTACAGGTGGTACTTCAAGTGCTTCTTGGACAACTGCTACATATAATACGATAGATAATAAGAATGCTGCTATAAGCATCGATCAAAACTACGAATTTGAAACAGCCGATAATGAGATTATCGACTTTACAGAAGCCAACCCATTTGGAAGTGTTGGAAGTTCAACTGATACTACAATCTGATGTTAGGAACCTATTCATACCACGAGATATTTCGTAAAACAATTGTCGCGTTTGGTACTCTATTCAACAATATAGAATTACGTCGTCAAGATGAGGTGATGAAAGTACCTCTTGCTTATGGTCCTAAGCAGAAATTTTTGGCACGATTAGAACAAAATCCAGACCCAACAAATAAAAGAGTTCAAATAACTCTTCCTAGACTTTCATTTGAAATATCTGGTGTATCGTATGATTCATCTAGAAAGGTTTCACCTACACAAAAGATTAAATTTTCCAATAATTCTACAACGAACAAGAATGCTTTCATGCCTGTTCCTTATAATATTGGTTTTGAGTTAGCAATTATATCAAAAAATCAAGATGATGGATTGCAGATTATTGAACAGATTCTTCCGTTCTTCCAACCCCATTATAATCTATCAGTTAAATTAGCAACTACAATAGGAGAGACAAAAGATATCCCTGTTGTACTACAAAATATTGATTATGAAGATGACTATGAAGGAGATTTTGCACAACGTAGAGCAATTATTTACACGCTTCAGTTCACGGCTAAAACGTATCTATACGGACCAATCACAGATGCAAAAGTCATCAAGAAGTCCATTACAGATTACTATACCAGTACTGATACTACAAAGGCACCAAGGCAGAAACGATATACAGCTACGCCTACTTCGACAGTCGATAGAGATGGAGTAGGAATTACCACTCTAACTAATGGTATTGATCTTACTGCTGGTATCCTTACATTAGGAAGTGTATCAGGTCTTTCACAAGGAGTTGATATACAAATTGGTACTGAGGTAATGCATATCAATAGAGTCGTTGGTAGCACAGTACATGTCTCACGTGGATGGAATTCTAGTACCATAGCAGAACATACTGCTGGTGCAAGTATTCTTAAGATAGATGCTGCTGATGATGCATTACTAGATTCTAGTGATGACTTTGGATTTGGTGAATTATATTCTGACTTTACAGATATGAAGAAACGCAATCCTACTAGTGGTGCTGATGAGGCAATTTAATTATGAGTACTTTTGATGGTTTAAATAAAGTTTTTGGTGAAGAACCAACAGAACTAGAACAGCATGTAGAAAAAACTAAATCGCTGAGAACTGATACTCCTGATATACAACAGGATTATGAGACTTCTCGTGCTCAACTACATAGCCTAGTAATGAAAGGACAGGAGGCAGTAGATGGTATACTTGATGTGGCACGAGCGTCAGATCATCCTCGTGCTTATGAAGTTGCTGGTCAACTCATCAAACACGTGGCAGACACGACAGACAAGTTAATCGACCTGCAAGGGAAGATGAAAGAATTAGATAAAGAAGATAAGAAAGGACCAAGTACAGTTAATAATGCACTCTTTGTCGGGAGTACTGCTGAACTTCAGAAGTTGTTAAAGCAACAAAAAGATATAAATAATAAGACAGAAACAACATAGACCCGACACGACATGACTGTTCTAAACGTATTAAGCACTAATGCTATTGCAGCATCTCAATCAGAATATCAGACTGTTCAGACTGGATTTTATCGAGTGAGTGCTACTGCTGCATCAACCGTACAATTTGGTGCTGGACCTGCTATTCAAATTCTTGCAGGAACTTCAGTTCTATTGAAAGGTAATGCAAAACCAGGACAGGCAAAGATTGTCAAGGCAGTAGATGATGCTACTGCTGATTATGTATTGGGTACTAACTATCCTCTAGAGACAACCAATACTCATCCATTTTCTGTGGGTGATTATATTGCTGTTGTTGATAATGGCACTAACCCTGCTATCGATAGTAACTTCCTCTCTGCTGGTACTGCTGGTAAGAAGGTAACTGCTGTTTCGAGTAATGGTACAACTATTAGTACTGATGTTGATTCATCTGGTGCAAGTGCAGATTACACATGGGCTCACTCAAATACTTCTAACAATCAAGCAATTGTTCAACGTGCTGTAAAGATTACTGCTGGCGGTAATGCAATTACGGTAGAAGAAGTACAGGTGGTCGGAGGTTAGGATGCCTCTGGTTAATCAAAAGGCAGAAAGAATAGTCAAGGGAATGAAGAAACGTTCTCATGACTTTAGAAGACTATATGGGAAACGTGACAAGGAAGTCATGTATGCGACTGCCAATAAGTTAGCACAAAAAGAAAATCTAAAAGTTATGTATTATAAGGACTTTATTAAACTCGTAGAAGGTAATCCAACTACACGAATGCTCACCAAGTCTAAGACAAAGGTGACTGGTAATATTTCTGCAGATCGTGGTAGTGATGAAAAGGCGAACCGAGCAAAACGTAAAGGACTTGAAAAAGATTTAAAAAAGAAGGGTATTGGATATAAAAAGGGTGTAGGTGAATATAAGTATAAATCTGATGATGGGAAGGAAGGTACAGGACGTGAAGTATCGTATCAAACGTCTAAACCTGACAAAATGAGTAAGAGACGATTCGGAAAAGTAATGCGTCGTCTTGGTCGTAAACATGGACAAGAATCTGTTATCACCAAAGATAAAAAGAAGCCCGCTAGATTACATGATACCCAATCTAAAAAACCAGGTAAATCAATCAATATAGGTAAGTCTGCTGCTGGCAAACATCCCAAAGGAGATGGTGAAACATCAGGAACAAAAGTCAGATCAGGCAAACTATCAAAAACTAATAAGCCATCATACCATTACAAGTAAGTAAACTTATTTGGTAGGCAAATTAATGGGCAAGGAAGAAAAGAAGTACAGGGAGGAGCTGGATAGGTATCGTGAGCTCCTTAATCGTACTCAAAGGCATCAAGAGAAACAAGGACTAAAACCATATAGTCATCCAGATCACTACGATAAATTGTGTGCAAAGGAGAATAATAATACGTAATTATACTTACGTGCTATAATAAATATTAGCATAATTTGGGATTGAAACTATCATGCCCCAGACCAAGTACACCGTAGGTTATCACGATACGGAACACCATCATTTAGAAATTTGCGAGTATGCAACAGATGCATACGAAGCAATACAGCACAGTAAAGAGGATGTCCCTTATTTAAGGGAGCATCCTCATTTTATTGATTACTGTACTAACAATACAGGTCTAGACTATATACAAGGACTATAACTATGAAACACGAAATTATGTGGTGGATGTCTAGAATCACAATCATGCTAACATCGTTAGCATTATCATTTTCATTAGCAGCGTCTGCATATGCTGCTGATGCAGGTATTCAAATGGGTGCTAATGGCAACCTAATATTTGAACCTAATGAAGTTACCATTAATGTTGGTGACACAGTTACATTTACTAATGGTGAATTACCTCCTCACAATGTAGTATTTGCTGATCATGATGAGTTATCTCATCCCGATTTAGCATTTATGAGTGGAGAACAATTCCCTGTTACTTTCACAGAACCAGGAGACTATGAGTTTCAATGTGATCCTCATGCTGGTGCTGGAATGAAGGGGGTAATTCACGTTGAGTGACGTAATTTGGTCCATAAATATTATGCTAGGCTTGCTTCTTAGTGGAGTAGGTGCTACAATATTCTGGATATTTAAATATGATGATTGGAATCCTAATCCCATTACTCCTATTGATACCGACTCCGATCAAAGCGGATGAAGCAATAGATCCTATCTATGGACCTAGACAAGAATTTGGTAATCCTATTATAGACTGGGATCCAGATCAAATGGGAGAATGGATACAAAAAATGAGAGAGTGGAAATCAGAGCAAACAAGAGAACCAGTTGAAGATCTGCTAAATAGTGCAATTGCAGAATTTAAATATGGGAGCGATGACCCCACCGAGCAGGAAGAGCTGCTACAATTTCCGAGTGACGGAGATAAATAAGGTACTTGATGGTGACACTATTGACGTTACTATTGATCTCGGCTTTGATTTATACAAGAAAGAAAGAGTTAGAATTGCAGGAGTTGATACGCCAGAGAAAAGAACAAGAGATTTGGAAGAAAAGGAACTGGGAATAGATGCAACAAACTGGCTCAAAGAAAAATTGGAAAGCACTCTGGCTGGCGATGA